AGGATCTACCCGGGGTTAAACACCCTTTACAGAAACATGATGCTAGGATTTTGATGTTGATCTTGCGCCTTAAGACTTAAATTTGAAACTTCAAATAGGTAAAACTCAAATCTCAAGACTCGTTAGTGAAACTTTAATTTCCTCTCTTTTGATTTAAATTGCTCGGTTCATCTATCGGTTAGGATGCTAGGTTTTCATCCTAGAAAGAGGGGTTCGACTCCCCTACCGAGTACTATTGGACCTTTAGCTCAGTTGGTTAGAGCACCGCACTCATAATGCGAGGGTCACAGGTTCAAGTCCTGTAGGGTCCACAAAATCGTTTTTATATTTTTTCATATTTATAATTGTTCATATGAAAAATTTATTATTTACTCTGGTCTTGGGGTTATTATCTTTAACCTCTTTCGCCCAATCTTACTCTACCTCCCCAGGTACAGGTCATTGGGTAGTCGTTGATTCGGGCTATCAAGTAGGTACCTCAACAGCAGGTAATACTGTAGCTCCTCTTTATTTTCACAACACCTTAACTAGTGAGAAGATTACAGGTCTTCAATTTAGATTGTTTTATGATAATACAGCTTTTACTGCTGTGGTTCCGTCGTTAAAAATATCTGCTACTGATCAATATTTGCAGTACGTAGATAATAAAACTAACGGTTATTTAACGGTTACTGTTGTCTATACTGGCACCAGTTCAACATTTAGCTACTCCACTGGTGCAACGTTTGATTTAACGTTTACACACGCTTCTGCAGCTACTTGGAACACTTTAGACAGTATTAAAACCCTTAAAGTTACTGGTGCATTTGGTTTTTCAAACAAAGCAGCTACAAACTGGGGTAATGATACTACATTAGTCGTTTATTCTTATGGTGGTCGATTTAACCAAAAATTACTTCGATTTGCTGCTAAGTTTAAAAACGTAACAGGTTCAGATGCTAAAAACTTAACTGTTAGTTTAGAGAAAAAACCTAAATCAGGTGGTTCTTGGACTCAAGTAGCTACAGGTAAAACAAATAGTTCTGGTGTTGTTGTATTACGTAAGTTGTTAGATACAACTTATTGGGATGTTCGAATGACAGTTAAAGGAGATACAATGACTCCTGGTAATGTTATTTCAACTGCTGATGCTCAGAAAGTAAATCAAGCTATTTTAGCTCAATACACTCCTGTAGGGTTTGATTATTATACAATGGATGTAAACGGACATACAGGTGATATTACTGTTGCTGATGTTTATTCTGTTTACGGACGTTTAGCAGGTAGATTTAGTGCTTGGCCTAACTCACAAAAAGATGTTTGGTTCTTTACTAAATCACAATATGATTCTATTAACGGAAATTCTACAAACTATGTAACTTCTAAACCGGGTGTTAATAACTTTACATACACTATCAATGGTAAAGATTCTATTACTTATTGGGTAGCAGTTAAAGGTGATGCTAACGCAACAGGATTTAAAATGGCTCGTTTAACACCTATTAAGATTATTAACCAATCAAACGCTAAAAGCTACATTATTGACAACACTGTTTCTTACGATAATGTAACTGAAACTATTGAAGTTAATATGCCTAAAATTAAGGTAGATGATGGTAACTTAGTAAACGTACCTGTTAAAATGTTAACCAATGGCAAGCAATTAGGTGCTTTACAATTAGAATTAAAATACGATACAGCATTATTAGAGTTTAAGAAAATTGATTTGTCTGAAAAAATGATAAATTGGACTTCTTATACTAACCCTGATAATGGTGTTGTTGCTTTTGGTGCTGCTGATTTGACTAATAAAAATTTAGTTAGCGATGGTGAACAAGTATTCAACATCCAGTTCTTTGCTAAAAAACCTCAAGACAGTTGGGCTACAGCCGCTATTTGGACAGGACCTAAATACGTTGGAGGTAATGATTCTCGTGATATGAATATTACTCCTGCTATGGGTATTGTTGAGGTTCGTAGAATTAAACAACCTATTAATGTAAATGATTTAAGTGATATTATTGTATTCCCAAATCCAAATGATGGTGAGGTTTGTGTTCAATTTAAAGTTAATAATGATTCACAAACTGAAATTGCTGTAACAGATATGGTAGGTAGAAAAGTATTAGAAGTATTAAATACTAAAATGCCACGTGGAAATTACAAATATTTAGTTAATTTAACTCAATTATCTGATGGATTTTATTTAATGTCTATTAAAACAGATACACAAATTTCTACCTCTAAAATAATTATAAATAAATAACATGTCAGAAGAAAAAGAAGAAGGCGTAATGTCAGCAACCAAAAAAGCAATTATTGGTGCTATCACTACAGCAGTTACAGCCGGCGGTGCCTGGTTTGCAACCCACTTAGGCGGTGGTGAAGAGCCTAAAGATGAAGCTAAAACAGAACAAGCTAGTCCTGCGGCAGCAGCACCTGTTGTAATTAATGTTCAACAAAGTCAAGAAAACAAGCAACAAGTTAAGCAAGGTGGAGGTACAAACACAATCATTAGAGAACGTGTAACTGAAAAACCTGCTGCTCCCGCTACTAAACCTGAACCAAAAGACGAAGAACCATGGTAAAAAATATTTTAGTTGCTTTATTATTAGTTATTTTAGTTGGATGTGGTTCAATGTCTACTACAACTGAAAAAGATGTAATTGAAAAAGCCGACATTTCTACTGTATCTGGTTATACTGATTCTATCAAGAAAACAGTTCAAGTAGTTAATGTTGATATGACTAAACTTTTTGCCTTATATCCAGCACTTCAAGAAAAGAATGTTGGATTAGGTTTTGCTGAATCCGTATTAGATTATTTAGATGAAACGAATCGCTTTGTATTTACTGAAGAGAAGGCTGAGATCAAGGAGAGGATGGTAACTCAATTTAAGGCCTCTAAAAAAGGTGTTTTTGAAGAACCAATTGATGGTAAAGGAAAGATTAAAGCAGCTCAATATTTTGTATATGTTACTGTAGCAGATTTTGCTGTAGATGAAGATGAAACAGTAATGAAAGGTAAGTCAACAGTAGTTGTAACAACTTTTATTCGTCTACAAGTAAGATTTGTTGATGCTAAAACAGGACAAATATATATTGGTTCTGGTGAGGGTGAGTCACAAAAAGTAGGTGAATCATTCCTTAAAAATCTTGATATGAAGTTTTCTCAAAGTACCGTAGGTAAAGCAACTCGTAAATCGTTAGAAACGGCGTGTACCAAAGTAATTGGGAGCTTAATCAACAATGGTATCTTTACAAAATAAAATATTATTAATTTTTATGTTAATTGGACTGCCTCTCTTGGGGCAGTCCTTTACTTATAGTTATATAGACCCGTGTACTCGCGCGACAAAAGTTATTTACGCCGATATGAGTGCTCCTGTTGTTATCGCGTATTATGGACAGGTAAAAACGTTTACTTACGCACAATTAAGTGACGGTACGTTTGATGCTTGGATTAACAATATTTATACCCAGTACAAAACAACCTCACCTTGTCAGGGGGTAGTTACTACTACAACAACTACAACATCCACAAACACAGTTTCAAACCTTATAGGTAATGTAACAAGTTTAGTAAGTTTAGATTTTTCCTCTGTAACAGGAGGTGTATCTGGGGGTGTAGGAACAAATGTAGGAGGAACTACATCCTCAGGAACAGGAAGTATTAAAACAAATAAAAAAGATGGTGATAATAATTCTAATAATAGTGCTTCTAGTGGTAGTAGTGGATCTACTTCTAACGAGGGAGGAAACCAAACGGGAGAAAATGGAGGAAATCCACCAGAAAATCAAGGCGGGTCTGTGGGATCCGGAGGAGAAGGAGGAGGAGCAGTAGGTGGAAACTCTAGTTCAGGCAATAGTTCTAATTCTTCTAGTGGTTCCAGTGGTTCTGGTTCTGGGTCCGGCACTAGTAATGATCAACCAAAAACAGAAACAGAAAAACCATCGGACCAAAAAGTAGAAGATACTAAAACCGAAACACAAAAATCATCATCAAGCGCTACTGCAAAAGCAGCAGGTAAAGGTAAAGTTGAAACCCAAAAACCAGCTATCTTAATGACAGGAGATATTGTTGGGGTTCAAACTAAATCTGATGGAGCTCAAGATGCAAGAGGTACTATGTCTTTTACTAAAGTTAAAGGGGACGGTACTGCCTCGATAGGTTTTTCAGCTGATTATATGGTTAATGCTAAAATAGGTAATATTTCGGCTGTACGTTCTTGGATTGGTTCTAATAATAAAGGTAATAAACATATTAATGTTGTTTCGGATGGACTAAGTATTATGCCAGATGCATTATCTAATACTTTATTATTTGTTAGAGTAAATTCAATTAAAAACTTTACTGCTTTGTATGGTGGTGCTGCAACTTATGGTAAGTTATATGGTGAGGAAATGATTTCAACTATTGCTATTGGAGGTTTTATGTATAAAGGTAAGTTAGGAAAAGCAGTAGATGCTACAATTATTATGGCAGGTATTTATTCTCCTTACTCTAAATTCTATACAGAATCAATTTTTGAATCAAAACCTATTGTAATACCTTTTTTAAATCTAAATTACAAATTAACTAAAACTTTTGGTGTTGGATTAACAGGTGGAGGTACTTATATAGCAGGGCAAGATATTTTAAATTTTCAAGTATTAATGGGTGCTAAGTTAAAAATATGAGGTGGATTATTATTTTATTCTTTATTACTAATAATTTATTAGGTCAATTTACCTACTCAGGGTATCTTTATAATGCTAATGGTTCAGGAGCAAATAATGTAGCTGTAAAGTTATATAGAAGAACAAATCAAACAATTACGGGTTTTACTAACCAACAAAACTATAACGGACACTCTTACTACCGTTCTACAGGAGTAGCTAACTGGACTACAGCTAGAACTAACTGTTCTAATATGGGAGGTCACTTGGTAACCATCACAACATCAGGAGAACAAGGTTTTTTATACGCTTTATGGCCTTCAGGTTGGATTGGTTTAACTGATGAGGTAACAGAAGGGACTTGGAGATGGGTAACAGGAGAAACTTATTCTTATTCAAACTGGAATAACGGAGAACCAAACAACTCAGGCAATGAAGATTATGTACAGTTTGTATCTAATGGTAAATGGAATGATTTAAACAATGGTAGTAGTTTAGCTTATGTATTAGAGTTTGAGTATCTAGTAACAACTTCCTCTTGGACTTTATATAAAACAATATATACTAACTCTTCAGGCTATTATTCTATTTCTGAAGCTTATGATCCTTCAAAAGAATATTACATACAAATTGATGCTCCTACACGCATCCAAGCTTATACTACTTCTGATATTCAAGCAGTCTCTAATGTTATTTTAGATAAAGTAGTTAAAAATGGTTTATCGTTTCATATGTTTGATGTTAATGATGACGGAAATATTTCCATAGCAGATAAGTATTATGTAGCCGCTAGAAAAGCAGGTATATTTTCAAGATGGAGAACAGCTCCTGATGTTAGAATTTTTACTACTACTCAATATAATTCTATAAAAGCAGCTACAAGTAATGTTAGAGCCACTTACCCAGGTATTTCTTCTGTTACTACCTCTACATTAATATCAGGAGGAACACTTAATTATTACTTAATAGCACCTGGTTATGCTGGATCTGTTTCTTATTAATATTTATAAAAGATGTTAAATTTTTTATTTCCTATATTATTAGCTTTAACACCTTCTGATACTACAAAGGTAAGTGTTCACGTAAATAACGTTCAACACATCCAAAAAATTGGAGACAGAGACGTTACTTTTGGTGTTAAAGAAACTGTAGAAGAATTATTAATTGAAAAAGGATATACCCCTGTTGACTCAGGAGTAGCATTTATTACTCAAGTAAATATAGATAGTATTTACTCCCCACAACAAATAGTAAATATAATGGGTCTACAATGGTTAAAGAAAGATTATTTTGTAGAAACTAGTATATGTATTGGAAATAGTTGTTTTAAATCAGTTGGTGTTAGAAAAACCTTTATTTTCGCCGCATTTTTAAATGTTGAAAATAATGAAGTTCCGTTAAACCGAAAGGCGTTCTCGAAAGCGTTACAAGAAAGTTTAACAAAAACAACAAAACAACTATAATATGAAAAATTTCTTTAAACAATTATTCGACGACAACAACTCAATCAATGAGAAAGCATTAGTAGGTTTTATAGCTTTCTTTATGCTTTGTATTGCCCTTATTGTAGACCTAGTAACAGGCTATATGGGTACCGCTTTAGTACTTAACGAATTCATTTTTGATGGATTTATGGTAATTATTTTAGGTTCATTTGGTATCGCTTCGGTTGATAAATTTTTGAATAAAAAAGACAAACACGAAGAAGATAAAGATATAGAAGGATAATGAAATCTACGTTACTAGTTTTACTATTATCATTAACCACAACCTGTGCTTTTGTGTGTAGCTACTTCGGTGGATTAGCTATAGATAACAGTGAGCAGTATTTGGCGGTTGTAGCGGTGGCTTTTATGGATGGGTTTTTTGGTATAGTTGCTGGTACGAAGAAAGAAGGTTTTAAAACCTATAAAGCATTAAAAGTATTAAAAACAACATTTACTTGGTTAGTTATATTAACAGTAATATTAATGGTTGAAATTGGATTTCCAGGCACATCCTGGCTCTCTGAAACTATTATAATACCATTTATAATATTCCAATTAGTTAGTGCTTTGAAAAATGCTTCTAATTCAGGTTTTATTAAACATTCATTATTAAATACAATTTTAGAAAAAATTGATAAACATAAAGATAAATAAATATGCTATTAAAAAAAGGTGATAACAATGAACAGGTAAAACAACTCCAAATTAAATTGGGGGTTGATCCTGTGGGTAACTTTGGTCCTAAAACCGAAGAGGCAGTTAAAAAATATCAAGCGGCTAATGGTTTATTTGCTGATGGTATAGTAGGAGATGGAACTTGGAATAAAATTATGGGTACAGCACCTGCTGCTACTCCTGCTCCAGCAGTTATTCCTCCTAGTTCATTTAAATTAGATAAATTAAAAGGACATATTCCAGATTCAGTAATTACTGCTATTCCTGATACTGCTGCTAAATTTAATATTACAAATGTTTTACGTTTAGCTCATTTTCTTGCTCAAGCAGGACATGAATCAGGACAATTTAAAGCCACTTCAGAAAATTTAAATTATTCATCAAAAGGTTTATTGGGTATCTTTCCAAGATATTTCAATAATGCCACGGCTGAACAATATGCTCGTAAACCTGAAATGATTGCCTCTAAAGTATATGGAGGTAGAATGGGTAATGGAGCTGAGACTACTAAAGATGGATATAAATTTAGAGGTAGAGGATATATTCAATTAACAGGTAAAGATAACTATACTCAATTTGATAAGACAGTTCCTGAGGATATTTTAGCTAATCCAGATTTAGTATCAGGTAAATATGCTTTAATGTCTGCTGCTTGGTTTTTTGATAAAAATAAACTATGGGGTATTTGTGATAAAGGAGCTGATCAAGCTACAGTAACAGCTGTTACAAAAAGAGTAAATGGTGGAACTATTGGTCTACCAGATCGTATTAAACATTTCAACGAATACTATAATTTATTAAAATAATGAGCGAGTTTCAATTAAAAGAAGGACAAGGGTATATTTACGTAGGTGAATACTTTCATAAATTTGGAGGTAAAGTACCTACAGAAAAGAAAATAGGTAAAATAGATGATCTATTAAAAATACCTCAAATAGATGACTATGCATTTAGTTTAGACTTTACAGCCGCCGATATTTATCTTGTTGAAAATGTAGAGGTTCTTTATGCTGCTTTAACATCAGTATTAAGTCATGATCTTATTAAAGAGGATTGGTTTGCAGACTCAGATAATGATTTAAAAGAAAGAGTAACTAGCTTTATGAAAGCTTTTGGTTACGTTGAGATTTGTGATGTTGATGGAGATGGTATTCCTGACCATCTAGACGACGTTATAGGTTAAAATCGACACCCTCCATGAACGACATGAGGTCGTTTAATATAGGCGTTATACTAAAGTGTATGGCGCCTATATGTATCGGGGTATGGATGTTAATAAAATATTTAACTTGTTTAATGGAGATGAACCCGAGTCATTAAGGGAAAAAGCTCAACAGGTTGATGTTTTATTAGATTATAAAAACCACCCTTTATTCTGGGTTGGAATGTTTAAAAAACTAATTCAAAATCATCAAACATTTAACGACCAATTACTTAAATTTTTTGATAAATTAGATGAGGGGTTAAATACAGCCGATATAGATAAAGCAGGTGAATATATAGTGTTTAATAGAGCTTGGGAATACATCCAGAAAGTAGATCCAGATAACTTGGTTACTCAAGAAGCCTTATATAGATTCGCAGACATACATCTTAGGGTTGCCTTAGAATTATCAATAAATTATTTCCAAGAACACGAGGAATATGAAAAGTGTTCACACCTTAAAAAGAATTTAGAATTTATAAAACTTCTCTTAACTTAAGCTTGGAGTGTCTTACTTCCAATATTATATTCCAATCACGGGAAAAGGAAAAAAGAGAATAAAATATGAAAAATAGAGAAATTATAATGAGACGGTTAGAACGGACCGAGGGGGAAATAGAGAAAATCCATTTCTTTTTAAATCGTGGTGGTTCTAGAGAACAGGTAGAGGAAGTATTAATCACAATGCGTGAAGCTATTAGTGATGCTAAAGCGTTTATACAACAAGAACCACAATCTCCCGGAGAAATTAATCCATTTTAATTATGAATTTAACAGCAGAACAAATCCAACAAAATTGGTTACGAATGATGGGCTTTATTGAGGATCATATTTCATCTCCTCGTAAAGAAAAATTAATTGAGTTTTATGAAAAATTTAGTGAGCGTTTAATGTTGATGCCTGCTGCTCATAAAAAAGAATACCATAATGCTTTTCCGGGAGGTTATGTAGAACATGTTAATAGAGTTATTACTTGTGCTCTTCACCTTCATGAATTGTGGGCTACTATGGGTGCTGATACTACTACTTACACAAAAGAAGAATTAGTATTTTCGGCTTTAAATCATGATCTAGGTAAGATGGGTGATGAGGAAAATGAATCTTATATTCCTCAAACTGATAACTGGAGACGAGAAAAATTAGGTGAGGATTATATGTTTAATACTAAAGTCCCATTTGCTTCTGTTCCTGATAGAGGATTATTTTTACTCCAATCCCATAGTATCCAGTATACATTTAATGAAATGATTACTATTCAGACACATGATGGTTTATATGATGAGGCAAATAAAAAGTATTTAATGACTTATCTTCCAGAACAAAAACCACGTACATCATTACCTTTTATTGTACATCAGGCGGATTTAATGGCTGCTCGTATTGAGTTTGAAAGGGAATGGTTACCTAAATTACAGAGTAACGTGGAGTCCCAAAAGAAACCATTTACATTGGGTAATAATAAATCAGCTCCATTAACTTCAGCCGCTAAATCTAAAGCATTAAGTAGTGTAAAAAGTGAAGGATTAAGAAATTTATTAGACAACTTATGATACTAACAATTATATTACTCTCAATATTAGTCGTGACTCTTGGGTACACGACTTATAATCTTTTAAAGAAAAATGAGAAACAAGAAGACATTTTAGCAGGTTATATGACCTACTTAAATAAAATTTCAGACACTATTGAATTATCAGAGAAGAAAATGATGGAAGTAGATGCTAAAGGCAGTTTCAAATCAGATGATGAGGTAGGATTTTTCTTTGAGCAAATTAAAACTATTCAAACAGCATTAAACTCTTTTGTTATTAAAAATATTGTAAAATAATGGAAGAGGTAGTAGTTAAAAAGAAAAAGGGTGTCCAATACTTTACTCAAGACGCAGAAAATGCTATTGTATTATATAATAACACTACGGATTTTGAGTTAAAAAGTAGAATATATCAAGATAGAATCCATTACGCCTTTTTTAAACTTACCGAAAACATCATCCATACTTTTAAGTTCTACTATACTGAGGTAGATAATATTGAGGATTTACAACACGAGGTAATTACCTTCCTACTATCTAAAATCCATTTATTTAAACCAGAAAAAGGTGCTAAAGCTTTTTCTTACTTTGGAACAATTGCTAAACGTTATTTAATTTTATCTAATCAAAAGAATTATAAAAAACGTATTGATACTATTGGTTTAGATACTATTGAGGAAGATGAGGAACATTCATACAGCATCGATGATTCATCGCACGATGAACGTCTATCGATGTTTATAGACATTTATACCGAATACGTCACCAAACATATTTATACTTTATTTCCTAAAGAATATGACGCTCAAATTGCGGATGCGATTTTAGAATTATTTCGTAAAAGAGAAAATTTAGATGTGTTTAATAAAAAAGCACTTTACATTTATATCCGTGAAATTATAGATGTTAAAACACCTAAAATTACAAAAATAGCAAATCAACTCTACGATATTTTTAAAGAAGGTTATGTATTTTATTTAGAACACGGATATACAAATTTTTAAGTTTCATATTTATAAGAAACTAACTGTATATTTATGTCACAATTCGATAATATAATTTTTGGGAAGAAAAAATTCTCCGATGTTTTGGAGGAAATTTATAATAACCAAAAGAAAAAAGACCAACAGGTTACTGCTTTAATTAATGAGTTAAAACCTTTAATTTCCGATATTGGGGATGCTACTTTAGTAGTTCCCCTAATTAAAGAATATATGGAAATTAGTGTTAAAAACGATGATATTTTAATTAAGATGGCTGCTTTAGCTCAACGTGCTATGGCAACAGTAACATCTGATGGTGCTTTAACTATTTCCGATGAGGAAAAAGATCAGCTATTAGCTGCTATGAATGAATTAAAAGGAGGTAAATAATGGCTAAATTTGGTTTCTCGGCATTAAATCAAAGTTTAAATGCTAATCTAAATAACAGTTATAATGCTCAAAATGCTATTGATCAAATGAATTTGATTAGAGCAGTACGAGTATTAAGTATTGTTTTAGACGAAACCCACCCACGTTTTAAAGAATTAGGTGAATGGAATGGGTTAGGTATTATTGAGTATGAGGATGTAAATAATCCTTTACCCTCACAATCACCTCCAACAGCAAGACCTTTAACAGGAAACAATAAAAATTTACCTCTAGTAAACGAAATAGTTTATACAATCGGACTCCCAGATACTGATATTGATTCTATATCTTCTAATTCTGCAGATTATTATATTAATATAGTTTCACTTTGGAATCATCCTCACCATAATGCTTATCCTACAGCCCCTAATGCTTTACCTCCAACACAACAAAAGGATTATGTTCAAACACAAGTAGGTAGTATTAGAAGAGTAACAGATCAATCAACAGAAATATTTTTAGGTAAAACATTTATTGAACGTTCTAATATTCATCCTATTTTGCCTTTTGAAGGTGATATTATTAGTGAGGGAAGATGGGGTAATTCAATTCGTATTGGTTCTACTGTTAAGAATACTCCCAATAATTGGTCAACAGTTGGTACTAATGGAGATCCTATTTTAATTATTAGAAACGGACAGGGTAAACAAACAGAGGAAGGTTGGATACCAACAGTAGAGGATATCAATAATGATGATTCCTCAGCTTATTTTACTAGTACTCAAAAAATCCCGTTAAAAGCATCTAGTACTCTTTACGATAGTTACCAAACACAACCAACATCCCCAGAACAATATGCTGGAAAGCAGGTTATTTTAAATTCAGGCAGATTAGTATTTAATTCAACTGTAGATCATATTTTATTAAGTTCTAATCAAACAGTTGGATTTAGTGCTGTGCAAGGATTCAATTTTGATACTAAATCAAATTTTATAGTAAATGCCTCTTCTGTAAAATTAGGAGGTAAAACAGCAACAGAACCTTTATTAAAAGGAGATTCAACCATAGCTATTTTAACAGATTTAATTGATGAGTTATATAAATTAACTATAGCTCTACAAAGTGTTACTCCAAGTGGTGGGCCTTTAGTATTACCAGCAGCTACTCAGTTAGCACCTAAATTACTACAGATTAAAACCCAATTAAATAATCAAACTAAATCTAAAATAAGTAAAACTTTGTAATGAGCGGAATAGATATAAACATATTATTAAATTCACTCCCGGATGATTTAAAACCAAAAGGTTCAGCTAAATTACCTATTTTACTCCTAAACCTAGGATCTAATATACCAGATATTTTACAACCATCAGTTGATAATCTTATACTCCAATATAATCTAACTTCAGATGTTTGTCCAGATGCTGCTACTTTACAAGAAATATTAAATCAAAGAAATAATATTGTAGACCAATTAAATAAAATAGGTGTTAGATTAAATGTAATTGGAACTTCTATTACTGGAGTATCTAATTTTTTAAATATAATATTAACAACTATAACTACTTTAGATATTGCTTCTATAGGAGTATCCTTAGCTTCCAAGTTTATACCCTCCCCACCAGGTGTTCCTGGGGTTGTTGTTTCTGGTTTGAATGATATACAAACAGCAATTAGAAAAATTACTTTTGACCAATTTGGGGATTCAAAATTAGCTAAAATTAAAGAAACACTAAGTAGTGCTGCTTTAGTTATTTCTATTATAGGAGCATATGTTTTAAAAATAACAGAATCCTTAAAAATAGTAGATAATTTTATATTATCTTGTGACCAATATTCTAATCTTTTACCTCAATCTCCCGAAATTACATCATTAGCGGATTCACAAAAACAAGCTAATAATACTCAAAATTTATCTACATATAGTGGATTTATTATTGAAATAGAGGAAGTACCTTATACACCTACGGTTATACGTAGAAGAGCATTAGGTAAAAATCAACAAGGTATTGTTCTAATAACTACCGAACTATCTTTTACAACAGATGATCAAACATTAATTAGTGAATTAAAACTAATAATTGACAGAGATAATTTAAAAGCTTATTAACTTAATATTTATAAACAATGAAACCATCAGATTTTAAAAAAATTATTAAAGAGGCAGTAAGGGAAGCTATTCAAGAAGAATTGAAAGATATTCTATTGGAAGCTGTTCGTGCCCCTAAAACAATTGTTACGGAGTCGCTTAAAGACACTTACGCTCAACCTCATCTTTCAAAACCAAAACAATTAACTCCTCAAGAAAGACAAGCAATGTTTGGAGGTATTTTAGAGGAAATGCAAGGTGGTGGAGCAGCTACTACTGCTTACAACGGACAATTTCAACCACAAGGACCAGTAGATGCTATTAATGGAGCATTACCTGAAGGTAATGTTGGGTTAGACCAGATTATGGCTTTAATGAATAAATAATGGCATTTGGAGCAAAGAAAATAGCACCTATTGATCTTAAACCTAGTGTTGGGGTTGGGGTAGGTCTTCCTTTTAATGCTCCTGGTGTTTTTAGAATTACATATACAACAAAAGAAGCTATTAAAAATAATTTAATTAATTTTTTCTTAACAAATCAACCTGAAAGATATTTAAATCCAAATTTTGGAGCTAATTTAAGGGCTTTTATTTTCCAACAAATAGCAGAAGATAATCTTGATTCTTTAAAAGAAGATATTCAACAACAATTAGGATTATATTTCCCAAATGTTATAGTTGGAAGTTTAAATGTAGATTCAATTCCTGATTATAACCAAGTAATGGTAGAATTAACATATAACATAAAAGACACAGGTCTAAGCGATACAGTACAAATATTATTTAATTAATGGCAACTAAAAGAAAAAACATACAGTATATTAATAGGGACTTTAACGAGTTAAGAGCTAGTTTAATAGACTATGCTAAAACCTATTTTCCAACAACCTATAACGATTTTACTCCAGCATCCCCAGGTATAATGTTTATGGAGATGGCTGCCTATGTAGGTGATGTTTTATCATTTTATTTAGATAATCAGGTTCAAGAAACATATTTACAATATGCTCGACAAACTAATAACCTATATGAGTTAGCTTATATGTTTGGTTATAAACCAAACGTAACTCAAGTTGCTACTACTGCTATTGATTTTTATCAACAGTTACCAGCTAAATTATCTGGTTCTACTTACATCCCAGATTTTGATTATTCTTTATTTATTAACCAAAATGCTCAAGTAGCATCGGTTACAAATAATTCAGTATCATTCTTAATAGAAGATCCTGTAGACTTTTCAGTATCAAGTTCAGGAGACCCTACTGAAATAACTGTATTTTCATTAACTGGAGGTAATCCAAATTATTTCCTTTTAAAGAAAACTCGTAAAGCTATTTCATCTACTATTAATACAACTACTTTTACGTTTAGTGCTCCTCAACAGTTTTCAACAGTTGAAATAAATGCCCCTCAAATCGTAGGTATTTTAGATGTAACAGATACAGACACTAATGAATGGTATGAGGTAGATTATTTAGGCCAAGAAATGGTATATAATTCAATTAAAAATACCAATACAAATGATCCTAATTTATCTCAATATTCTGGTGATACTCCTTACTTATTAAAACTAGAAAAAATTCAACGTAGGTTCGTAACTAGATTTTTAGATTCTGGGTCTTTACAATTACAATTTGGATCTGGTACTGCTTTAGATACTGATGAGGAAATTATTCCAAATCCAAATAACGTAGGTATTGGTTTACCTTTTGAAAAATCAAAACTTACAACAGCTTATTCACCAGAAAATTTCTTATTTACTAAAACATATGGTATTGCTCCTTCTCAAACAACACTTACTGTTAGATATTTAACAGGTGGAGGAGTAGCATCAAACGTACCTTCAAATGAATTAACTAATTTAACAGCAAATATTCAGTTCTTAAACTCAAATTTAAATTCAGTTACTGCTCAAACTATATTTGATTCATTAGCTGTTACTAATCCGATTGCGGCTGATGGGGGAGGAGATGGAGATACTGTAGAGGAAATTAGACAAAACTCATCTGCTAACTTTGCCTCACAATTACGTAACGTAACTCAAGATGATTATTTAGTAAGAACATTATCTATGCCTGCTAAGTATGGAGTTATTTCAAAAGCATATATTGAACCAACTAAAGCTCAATCATTATCAGCAGGTGAGTCTCAATCCGTATTAGACTTGTATGTGTTGTCATATAACGTGAACCAACAGTTAGCCACAGCATCACCCGCTTTAAAACAAAACGTTACTACATACTTATCTCAGTATAGAATGGTTAACGATTCTGTTAATATTAAAGACGGATTTATTATTAATATTGGGGTTAATTTTGATATTATAGTACTACCAGAATACAATAGTAACCAAGTATTAGCTGATTGTATAGTTGCTTTAAAAGATTATTTTGCTATTGATAAATGGCAAATCAATCAACCAATTATTTTAAGAAATATTTATATTCTTTTAGACAAAATTACAGGAGTTCAAACAGTAAAATCAGTAAATATTATTAATTTAGCGGGTGTTAATATAGGATATTCTCCATATGCTTATGACATAAATGCTGCTACTGTTTCTAATGTAGTTTATCCTTCACTAGACCCAAGTATTTTTGAAGTTAAATATCCTAACCAAGATATCCAAGGAAGGGTAGTAAATTTATAACAAAATGGCAGTATTAAAAATATTCCCCGAAAAAGACGCTACATTATATTCTCTATTTCCTAGTATGAATACTGGATTAGATGAAATAGTTGAAGCTACTCTTACTACCTTTGCATATTCAAATCCTAGCCCACAAGCTAGTAGATTTTTAGTTCAATTTGCTAATGAGGATATAGCAGCAGCTGTTGATTTAATTCCTCAACCTACCTTTGATTCAGGAAGTTGGAATGCAAAACTACAATGTTTTGTATCTACTGTTACTGGATTAGCAGTTACAACATCTATAGATTGCTTTCCAGCAGCCCAGTTTTGGGGAATGGGAACTGGTAGATACTTAGATGAACCTATTTCTACTGATGGTTGTAGCTGGATTTGGTCAGATTACTCAGGCAGTAATTTTTGGACAGCACCTCAATATGCTACTGCCTCTTATACATCATCTGTTCCTATTGGTGGTGGTGTTTGGTATACAGGCTCTCAATATTCTTCATCTGTTACTTTTTCTTACAGAACAGATAAGGATCTTAACTTAAATGTTAAAAATACAGTAAACGCTTGGGTTACTGGTTCTTTACCTAATTACGGATTTTTATTAAAACAACGTTTAGAGTGGGTTAATAATAAAAATTACCAACCAGAATTAAAATATTTTTCTGTTGACACTAATACAATATATCCTCCAGCTTTACAAATTAGTTGGGATGATTTTATTTGGAATACTGGTTCCTCAACACAAAGAGTACTAAACACTCTTCCAGCAACAATTACCTTAGCTCAAAATCCAGGTACATTTTATAGCTCAAGTATAAACCGATTCAGAATAAATGCTCGTCCCGAATATCCTATTCAGTTATGGCAAACAGAATCTGTTTATACAAATAATTTCTATTTACCTTCTGGTTCATCTTATTGGGCTTTAAAAGATTTAGAAACTAATGAATATATAGTTAATTTTGATTCTAATTACACTAAAATTAGTGCTGATGCTACCTCTAGTTATTTTGACTTACATATGAATTTCCTTCAACCTGAAAGATATTACACTATTTTAGTTCAAAGTACTATAGATGGTTCAACAATTGTATTTAACGACCAATACTACTTTAAAGTAATTAACGGATAATGGCTGAAACAATAACATTAATCAAACAAGTTTTTGCTAAATCTCAATACGAAAGAGTTATTGATACCTCTTTTACCCAATTATTACAACCCTCCCAAACAAGCTCAGTAGTTTTACCTACTGTATCTGTTACAGAATTTTTCCAGAATTATCAGCAATTGTTTTTTGTTATACCTAAGTTTGGAGATACAGAATCTCATGAGTACCTTATAAAAACGAGTCAAGAATATGTTGGTAATTTTAATAATGATGATACTATTCAAGCATTAATAGAGGAAATTACTAATTTAAGACAAGAAAATTTAACATTACAACAACAACTTCTTACAGGGAGTTTAACAATATAATAAATGGCCGAAGTAATTAATATACAACCTATTAACCCTCTTACTTTTGAGCTCCAGGAATATTCTTCTGAGGATACTTCTCTTATTACTAATTTAGAAATTCAAACCAGTTTTGATTCTAAAATAGATAAAGTTGAATATTTTGTCTATGATTTAAACAATCAATTATTATATGAGGATTTAAATTTTTCTGGGTATAAATTAATTGATAATATTTTAACTTTATATCCTGGAGAAAATTTAGTATTTCAAGATTTTAATGAAGGACAATATAACACAGTTTATAATTTTGTAAGTCCTAAATTAGCATCATCCCCAGATACACCATATTTTATTTCAGAAATAAGTTCTGATGGAACTGAGATTAGATTAGATACTACATCAATCCCAGATATTTTAGTAATTTCTTCTTCTTTAGAGTTAATAAGTGATATTACAACTACAACAGGAAGTTATTATGATTTTTATTTAGATTTTGGAAATAATAATTTAGTTATTGCTGTTAATGCTTTATTAGATACTTCAAGTGTTAATAATCCTACAGTTTTAATTAAGTTATATGAACCGTTACCTTCCCAATTTGGATTACAATCTCAAGTATGGGCAGTAACTCAAGTAGCAGAATCTGTTGCTTACAATATTAATATAAATCAAGTATTTGAAAATGTTGATGAAAATATTTACTTAAAAGGTCCTAATACTAATATAAATGTAAAGGATGAAATAAATAATTCAACAGATTATACTAATTATTCTAACCTAAAACAAACATCAGGATCTTATTCTCAAGGAACTGGTAGTTTACAATACCAATTAAATAATCTATTAGCACAAAATAATATTCAGATTAACATTGATTATTCTGATTATTCTAATTTTATTCATTTTTCATCTGCACAAACGAGGGTAGAAAATTTTTATTATAAACTAGAATTATTACAAGATTATAATTACAGTGCTAGTTTATCAAACAATTCATCAAGTGGTTCTTATTATGTTTCCTCTAGTAATATTATTTGGCAAAATAAAATTGATGCCTTAATTACTGGATTTGATAATTACGAATATTATCTTTATTTTAATTCAGGTTCAGCAAGTTGGCCTAAAACTAACTCTACACCTCCCTATAAAAACGTTTTAACAACTTCCCCGGCAGGAATTGCTTGGTTTGCTTCCCAATCAGGGGTAGCAGAATATTATGATTCCGAAAATAACAATGCTTTAACTTTAGCTATCCCTTCATATATTAGAGATGATAGTCAAAACGCTGAGTTTGAGTTGTTTGTGGAAATGATAGGTCAAATCTTTGACTCTGTATTTGTTTACATACAAGATGTTACTGAAAAATATAATGCTGATAACAGATTAACTTACGGTGTTTCTAAAGATTTAGTAGCAGATATTTTAAGGGATTTAGGTGTTAAAATTTATCAAAACAATTTTTCATCTAATGATTTATATCAAGCATTATTAGGTATAACCCCATCAGGTAGTCTATATAATTTACCCTATACTACAACAACATTCCCGGTTCCTACAGGATCTGGTTTAGAGTATATTAGTACTTATGTTACTGCCTCTTCAACATCTTCTTTATTACCTACAAGTGATATAAATAAATCTACATATAAGCGTATTTTTCATAATATTCCTTATTTACTTAAGAAAAAAGGTAGTGTTGAGGGTTTAAGAGCCTTAATTACAACTTTCGGTATTCCTGATACTATTTTACGTATTAATGAATTTGGAGGTAAAGATAAAAATCCTAATAGCTATGATAACTGGCAGGATGAATATAATTATTCTTTTTACACAAGTGGTTCTGCTTATGTAAGTTCATCTTTTGTGCTAAACTCAACTTGGGGGGCTACAAGTGATAATCCTCAGTCTGTAGAATTTAGATTCCAAACAACAGGTTTACCTCAAAATACAGCAAGTGTTTCTTCTCAAAGTTTGTGGGAAACAGATCAAAACGTTAAACTAGTTTTAAAATATACAGGTTCAGGATATACAAGTGGTTCATATTCAGGTTCAACTGTAAATCCTTATTATCAATATTCTAAATTAGATTTTTCTCCTGACCCAGCTGCCCCTAATACATCAGCAAGTGTATATTTACCTTTTTACGAAGGAGGTTGGTGGTCTGTTTTAATAAATAAAAACAGTAACGTTTATACTTTATACGCTAAAAACAAAAACTATGATGGTGAAGACGGGAATGTTATAGGATTTCAAGCTTCCTCATCTGTAACATCTGCTGCTACCTCTTGGAACAATAGTACTAAATCTTATTTTGGTATATCTTCTTCTTTAGCAGGTAAAGTATTTACTGGTTCTTTACAAGAAATCAGATACTATACATTACCTATTTCAGAAAGTAATTTTGATGCTTATGTAATGAATCCTTACTCAATTGAGTCAAGTGAAAACTTAGCATTTAGAGCTACTTTAGGAGGTGAATTATATACTGCTTCTATTTCTGTTCATCCAAAAGTAACAGGATCTTGGGTTACAACCTCTTCATTTGCCTCTAATAGTATTTTTTATACTAGTTCTGGTGGAACATATAGCCCAAATACAGAGGTATTTTACTTTGATCAAGTACCCGCAGGTATTCAAAACGCTATTTCTCAAAAGATAAAACAACAAAATACGGTTTTACCTTATAGTAGTAGTTATTCTAATGTTCCTAACGCTAATGTATTATCTCCATTTATTTCAGTACAACAAGACCCTTCCATAAGTCAAAGTTATACTAGAGACATAGATTATGTTGAGGTAGCATTTTCACCCCAAAACGAAATTAATGAGGATATAAATTCTCAAATAGGATATTTTAATTTAGGAGATGTAATTGGAGATCCTAGATTCCAGTCCTCTTCCTTAGATACTTATCCTGCTTTAGATGTTATTAGAGATGTTTATTTCCAAAAATATAAATCAAACTATCAAGAATTTGATTATATAAGACTAATTGAGTTTTTTGATAACTCATTATTTAAAATGTTAGCCGATTGGGTACCTGCAAGAACATCTTTAGCAGCAGGTATTGTAATTAAAAATACATTATTAGATAGAAACAGATACCGTGTACCTCAAGTTAGTCCCTCAGCCTCTATTGCTAATATAGGTAGTGGTTCTACTAATATACCTTACATAGTTGAAGACCAAACAATTACAGGTTCAATTGATATAGGAACAATAGAGGGATCAAACGGAGGTACAATGCCTGAACTATTTGGACAAACATCCTCAGTTTATACTTATCCTGGAGTTGTTAATATTGATCAAGTATGGTATGGTTCAACACCTTCTTTAAGTGGTTCAGTACCTTTTACATCATCTTATCAAACCGAATTTTTTAATGGAGAATTAAGTGGTTCTAATTTAGTAGTTACAACTGGTGATTTAAGTGATTGTAATGTAGAAATAGTTCAATTATATAATACTGCTTCTTTAGGAAACTTATACGATCCTGCTTTCACTTCCACTACTAATAGTGTAAAATATGATTTTGATTTTGAAAAAACTTACTACATTACCTTCACAGAAAATAATTTAGGGGGAACTGGAGCTGGTGGAGCTAAAATAGTTAATGGTATTGGAAAAGTATATTACAATAATACTACTTTAACTAGTGGTACCTCAAATACAGTAGATAAATTACAGTTAAATGGTATAATAAATCCTTTATATTTCTTTACCCAAAACTTCCCAACATTAACAGCTACAAACATATTTGTATACGAGTCCTATATTGAACCCGATTGTTTAGTATTATCTGGAGATGTTCAAATAGAAAGATTTAGCTCAAAGTATATGGATGTTGATTTTACAACAAACCAAATAACGGCTGTAAATGAGCAAGATATATTAAGTGGTAGTGCTACAAGAGCAGCTGTACAAGATTCTAATTATACTACAGCTCGAGTAATTAACCCGAGATACAAAGGTTCTCGTTCTACATCACCAGGATTTAATCAACCGGCTACTACAGGAAGCCCAATAGGTAAAATTCCAAACGTAGAACAATTAGGATCTTTCTTTACATATTTTGATTGGGTTGGTTCTTCAAACCCCGAGTATAAAAACGCTTATAACGTCCATGTAAAGTTTATGGTTGATGAAATAGGAACAGTAATTAATCCTGGAAATGTTTCATCTTCATACTATTATAATCTATTAGATTCTTATCCTGATGAATCAACTCCTACCCTAACTTTATATAATACAGCCGGTAGTGATGGGGGTTCAAGAACATTCCCTGTAATTAAACCAGGAGTAGAAGTATTTCCTATTGTTTATACTGATAGTGGATCTTTAGGGAATGGAGCTTTAACTAGTATTAATTTTAATAATGGAGGAGCTTCATTATCTGTTACTAGTTTCTTTACAACAGGTTCATCCTCTCCTTCAGTATTAACTTCTTCAACAAATTTAGCATCTATAAATCCTAATTCTTTAGCTACAGTATATGAAAATGGTAACCCACCATATGCTTTTGGATTTGAAAGTGCTAGCTTTATCCAAGTACCTGTTACTGGAAGTGGATTTAGTCCCCCATTACCTTTTACTATTCAGTCAGGAGACGAAATAAGATTCTCAGGATCTGAGGATTTAGTTTGGAGAATTAATAGTGCATCTCATGATTATACAGCCGGTGTCTCTACTAATTTATATCTGTTCCTAGATAGTCCTTATACGGGATCTTATCCCCCAAATTATTTCTTAATTAGAAGATTTGTACCAAACCCAAGTTTAGTACTTGTTGAATCTACATCTTCTGTAGTAAATGCTGGTGGTGGAACAGGATTTTTATTACCTCAATATCCCTCTCAAGCATTAACTACTAACTTTAACGATATTGTACAAAACTTAGCACAGAAAAATTTAATTTAACATATTTATAATAAAATACACAAATGGGATATTTAAATAATACCGTAGTAACAGTAGACGCAATATTAACAGATGTTGGGCGTCAATTACTTGCTCAACAAAACAATCAATTTAAAATTACTCAATATGCTTTAGCAGATGATGAAATTGATTATACTTTATATAATCCAAACCACCCATCCGGTTCTGCTTATTATGGTCAAGCTATTGTTAATATGCCTTTGTTAGAGGCATTTCCACAAGCTAACCAAACCATGAAATATAAGTTAGTAACTTTACCTCGTGGAACAGCTAAAATTCCAATTTTGGATATTGGATACTCTTCAATCATTCTAAAACAAGGAGCTTCATTAGCTATTACACCACAAACATTAAACTACCAAGGTGGAAATACTTACGAAACAGCAGGTTATACTGCAACTATTTCAGACATAAGATTATTCTCAACCTTCCAAGGTGTAGGTATTAATACTCCTTCTGTAGAGGCTTTAAATTTAGCAAATCAAACAACTACTATTGGTACATCAGTATCAAGAACTGTAGTAGGTAGTACAATTAATATGACAGCAACCACAGTAAATACATTGTTTGGTTCACAAACCCAATTACAAGCTACATTAACTATTGAAGGTAGAGATAGTGGTGCTCGTTTAACAATTCCTGTAACAGTAACTAAAGTATCTTAATATATAAAAAATGTCATTTAAAAGATTAGAAGCCGATGATTTCTTAGTAAGCTCTGATGCTATTTCAGCAACGGCTTGGACTACCAATTCACCTACATTAACTGCATTTTATACTTCTTCTGTTCAAGCTAATGATAGCTCAGGAGATTATTATCTAAACGTATATGATACGACAGCAACTTCCTCTATTCAATTTGCCATTGCTTATGGTAATGAAGCAGGTAGTGGTAGTGCTAACTATAATAATGCTGTTAATGGTAAATCACCAACTGGTACAATTTTTGGACAATGGCAAGATTTAGTAATTGGAGATGAAAATACAAATTTTATTTTTGGTACTATTACCTCATCACAATTTTTTGCTTTACCTATAGAAAGACAATGTTATAAAGAATCATTATTTTTAGGTTCTTTAACATTAAATTTAACAGGTAGTTCAGGATCTATCCAATTAACAGATAACAGTAATTATGTATCTTCAGTTCAGTTTTGTGAAGCAGGCCGTATATTTCAATTAATTACAGGATCAGCAGGTTCAAGAGCAACCCTTACCTCTAGAAATACTTCACAAGGTTATTCAGCTAATTCTGGTTCTTATGGTTGGTTATTACCTGATATTGGAACTATTATTTTAAATCCTTTAGCATTAGCTGATTTTGCTGTTAGTGGAGGAATTGGATTACAATACAGTGGTTCTACTACTGCCTCAGCTGCCCCTAACGTATCTCCTAACACTGCATTATATAATTCTATTAGTGGTTCTATAGGATTTACTTTAAATTCTCAAGAAACTATTACTTCAGATTATGTATTTGTAAGACCTAGAAGTTCAGAATTTAATTACTCAGAAAATCCATCATTTATTTCAGGTTCAACAGGAGAAGTATTATATTCTCAATTTATTACTAACCCACAAGTATATATTACTACAATTGGTTTGTATAATGATTCAAATGAATTATTAGCGGTTGCTAAATTGTCAAGACCATTATTAAAAGATTTTACTAAAGAAGCTCTTGTTAGAGTTAAACTTGATTTCTAAAATGAATGGGCGCTTACAAACAATTTTTAGCATCGGACCTAGTAGTTACTCCGCTTGAACTAAATAAATCGTTTAGCTTTCAGGGGGCAGCTGCTTTGACTGGTTCTGATGTTGGAATTGATAGACTTTTAGGTTTAAACTCTAGTTCATTATTTAATCCTCTTTCTGATCCTACAACAGGACAAAATGGTACTCAATACCAAAGATTAGTTTATAGTTCTATTGAACAACTTTATTATTCTAATTACTTAAATTCCTCAAGTTATAATTCTCCTGTAGTAACAGCGAGTATATTTCCTGGAGAAAATACAGCAGGAGATGTTTTAGTAGGTTCAACATCATCTGCCGGTAGATATTATAACTACCCACAAACCGATTTAACATTTGCAAGATATTTTCCTACAGCTTCTTTAGCTTATATAGGAGTGATGTCTATTCCTGTAGGATTATACGGAAACAGTATCCAACCAGGTTCTTTTACTTGGTCTGCTGATTTTGGAACAGTATATGATGATACACAAGGAAATTTAATATATTCTTCATCACAAACAATTTGTGGGAATATATTTTATGGTCATGGATTAGCAGTAATTACTAGTGGCAACCCATCATACACATCTAGTGTTTATGGAACAGCTACTTATGGTACTTCAACTTATGGATTATCAGATAATGCTGTTATTAATAATTTTGTAACATCTTCTAATGTTACATGTTCATTTTCCTCATCTCTTACAATTTATGAAACACAATATAAGTGTACAATAAGAGAAAATGAATTTACTTTTAGTCAAAATCCTTCTATACTATCAGGCTCAAGTGATGAAATACTTTATGGTTATGCTACTAGTTCTTACTTTAGTCCTTATGTAACAACAATAGGGCTTTATAATGAGGCCCAACAACTATTAGCGATAGGAAAGTTATCACAACCATTACCTACTTCACCTACAACAGATACTACAATACTTATAAACATAGATAGATAATATGTGGTTATACAATGAACAAGTTATAGAAAAAATTGAGGATATGCCTCAAGGAACATTCGGTTTTATATACATTACTACTCACAATTCAAGTGGGATATCGTATATTGGAAAAAAATCGTTATACCACAACGTTAGACGTAAATTAACCAAAAAAGAACTGGCTGAGCATAATGGAAGAGGACGTAAACCCACAACCGAGGTAGTTCAAAAGGAATCTGATTGGAAAACGTATTACGGCTCAGCAAAACCAATATTAGCTTTACTTAAGGAAGGAAAACAAGAAGAATTTACTCGAGAAATAATTCAATTCGTCTATAATAAAAAGCTTCTTACTTATTATGAATGTAAGTATTTATTTAAATATGGGGTGTTAGAACATCCCCTAGAATACTTTAACGACAATATTTTAGGAAAATTTTACACTAAAGATTTCGCTTAACTTGGTAAACTGAGAATTTCTTAGTATATTATGGTTATGCTCAATCAACCACTGATTGCCTTAGTAAATTCTGTATTAGGAACTGGTAAACCAACAGCTAGAGGTAACTATGCTTATAGTTGTCCCTTCTGTAATCACCATAAACCTAAGTTAGAAATCAATTTTACTGAAAACCAAAAAGGAGATAATCCTTGGCATTGTTGGGCTTGTGATAAGAAGGGTAAAAAAGTAGCTCAAGTATTTAAACAAAAAACAGCATCACCTGAAAAGATGATGGAGTTAAGAGCTTTAGTTAAAACAGAAACCTCCGATAGAGAATATGCTGTTGCTGAAAAAGTAAATCTACCTAAAGAATTTAAAACATTTAAAAATATTACCCAAACAAACATTTCAGGACGTCAAGCATTAGCTTACTTAAAATCTAGAAATATTACAGATGAGGATATACTTAAATATAATATAGGTTATTGTGAGACAGGTCCTTACAAAAATATGGTTGTAATTCCCTCATATGATGCTAATGGAAGTTTAAATTATTATACAGGTCGTTCGTTTGAAAAGGAACCTAAAATAAAATATAAAAACCCATCAGTATCTCGTGACATCATACCATTTGAGTTGTTTATAAATTGGGATTTACCGTTTATATTGTGCGAAGGACCGTTTGACGCAATAGCCATTAAACGCAATGCAATACCGTTATTAGGCAAAAATATACAATCAAACTTGATGAAGAAGATTGTAATGTCTAGTGTCGAAAAAATATATATAGCT